GTGTCTCTTTAATTATCTTATTTATTTCAGTGCTTCTAAGATAAGGTATACGCCTTCCATCAGTTGAAATTTTGTTCGCAAAAAGCCTATACATCTTCTGGTCCTTTTTACCGCGTGTTAATTTTAGGAGTGGCTTGTCTACAGTTGTATGAATCGTCTTGAATAACATATCAACAGGAACATTTATAGGAGAATCCGGTTTAATTTCTAGCTCTATATAGGATATACCCTTTTGAACATAATTTAATGTATTGTTATTGATCTGACGCGGACTTTCGCTAGGATCCACGCGTGTTTTTCTTTGATAGAATATATCGTAGAACAGATCGACATTTTTTACAAGGTCTTGATATGCTTTATCGGTTGTTAATTGTCTAGTTGATTCGAGTAGTTCTTGGCGATTCGCATCTAAATCGGTAATAGTTGTGTATTGTTTTTGTGCCAAATAGGGGTAATATATTTGAACAACGGTCTCTGATAAAATTGGTGTCGACCCTGCGCCTTGTTGTTCATTGATTGACTCTATATGCCTTAAAACATCTTCAGCAAGACATAAGAATATTGTTTCGCATATAATAGGCTCATAGTCAATAATAAGTTTTTTATTTGTAGTTGATATAGTGTATTGTTGATGCGACGCTTGCTTTAAGAAATCGAATTCATCAGAGTCGCTTATTTTTATATTGAATGGATTTGTGGTAAAAACATAATCCACACGATTAAACGCGACTCTTTGCCCCACGGGTATATCTTCGATTATGGGCAATATATTTATTTCAGAGAACGAACCTTCGTGATCGCTGCTATCGCTGCTATCGCTTTCACTGCCTTCTTCGGGAGATTCATATTTAATCTTAAAAAATAAATCATAAATATCGTCATACGTGTATAAATCTTTTAATTTATCTCTATCTGTTCTAAGCAGTAATTCGCATTCTTCTTTTAAATTTCGTCTATGAGAATTTGTTAAAAAATCTATTAGTGATTTTTTTGTTACTGTTGATGTATCATTATTCGACAATTTATTATATAATTGTAATGGCGTATACCTGATGCCCTTTTTTGAAAATAAATACATTTCATCGAATGAAAATTCCTTTTCTATTTTTATATTATTTATTATTTTTTTCTTCATTGTCTCTATTGTGTCATCTCCATAAATGCGTTCAAATGAAAATGATACTTCTATTTCATATGTTTTAATATTATGTATTTCTAATGGACTAAATAAATCTTTGAAAATAATAGAGATTTCAGTCTCTGCTTCAGCTCCCGAACCTTGGATAAACTCACTGAACTTTTGTTTTAAATCTTCTTCTGACATACCCCATCCATTTTTTGTATATGGGTTTATGTTACCGTAAAATACGACGATTTTATCGGGGATTTGATTTTCATCTATGCGTTTATTGCTTATATAGTTTAATTTGTATATATTATTTTTTAATGTATCTGTATCTCCCATCGATATTATATATATATTAGATAATATGTTTATTAGATATTATGTTATTATAATATATATCAACTTAATACAAAATTATATTGTTTCACTATACTAATTATCATACGCGATGGATAAAGAAGATGACGATAATGTTTTAAAGGTTAAGCTTATTGTAGCTGTATGTAAGGGGGGTGGAATTGGTATAAATAATAAACTTCCGTGGAAGATATCGGATGATCTTAAATATTTTTCAGCACTTACATCAGGTGATTATGGAAAATATATGAAGGATACTAAGAGATATATAAGCACTGGTAAAACGTCGGCTAAAATATGTAAAGATGATCTAAATATTAAAAAAAATGTTATTATAATGGGTAAAAATACTTGGTTATCTTTACCGAATTATCCCAAACCACTCCGTTATAGAGATAGCATTGTGTTATCGAGAACGATTCCTGAAAGTAAAGAGGTGCGCAAGAGTATACATTATTCTGATTACGACGATGGTTCTGATATAAACATACATATATCATCAATCTCCCGTGCAATACGTTTTTGCTCCTATAGATGCTGTGATCAGGAGATGGAATCAACGGATGAAGGGGGTGAGGTAGACTTTTATAGATATGAAAAATACGATGAACGCAATGAACGGGAGAATATGTTTAATTCGGGTCATAAAATATATAATGATATATGGATAATAGGTGGCTCGACGGTTTATGAAAATATTATGAATATGAATATGAATATGAATAATGATAAAACTAATGATATTGATAAAACTAATGATATTGATAAAACTAATGATATTGATAAAATTAATGATATTGATAAAAATATAATAATAGATGAATTTTATATTACATATATTGAGAAGGAATATAAGTGTGATACATTTTTTCCATTAATAGAAAATATGAATCTATATTATATCGCATCTATTGATGCAAAAGTATGTAAATGTGAAGACGACGATGGTATAAGCGATGTAAATGTTTACTACCTAGTATTTAAAAGGATAGGTAAAACCGGATTAGGGGATGATATTTTCAAAATAAAACCGTTGCCAGCGACAACTGAAAACATAGAATTACTTAAAAGATTAAAAATATGCATCTGGCGAACACCCTGAGCAGTGTCTTTCTTCCATTTCCTTTTTACATATGGGATAACCTTTTTCTGTGTATGGCGCATAAACGGATTTTAATTCTGGGTGCTTGTCAAGTATATCTGGGACACATTTCCAGGGACATTTTCTATATTTTTTACTTGAAAAATCCATACTTGCATTTTGTTTACATCTACTGTTATCAACATCAACTGAAGAGGTAGGGCTAACGCAACCTAAAAGACACTTTTTCCCAAACATACTTTTAAAAGTCGGCATATTGGATGTATCATAATTGTAATCAAATGGACTACTGTTACTGGCGTTTCCTGTATACATAATGTTATCTTGATTTATGTCACCAGTGCTTTCGGCATCAGCGCCAGCTACATAGCTTGAATTATTATCGAAACCTTCCAATACAAGGGAACTATTGTATACAGGGATAATGATATTATAAAACGCAAAAATAAAAATACATATTAAAATAATAGTTATGAATATTGTATTATTTAATATCTTCATAATTGCTATATATGTATATATTTTAATAAATTTATCTATATATAATTATCTATATATTTGTCTATATATTTGCCAATATTTGCAAACATATTCTCACAATATAATATTTATTTTTTATAAAGAGGACTTTCATCGATTAATATTCCGCAATATTGTATAGGGTTCTTAGCATAATCTACGGCGGTATAAATATGCGCTCTTACAGCATTTTCTAATAAAAATTTAAAATTGCTCCAGAATTCCTCTTTGTGACCAATCGAAACGGTCATTGTATGCGCCAACTCGTGTATTGCTACAAAAGTTAGCGTATTTTTGTCAATTAATTTCTCATCTGTCTTTGTTTTTGTTAAACAGAAAGCAATCTTTTCACCCTTGTTTTCGCTATAAGCAGTATGCTCATCTTCAGGATCATTTTCAATTATTTTTTTGGGATTAAAATTCTTTACTAATCGTTGAACATTTTCATAGGTTGGATAGTTTCTCTGCATATAGTCTACAAGTTTTTTCATATTTTGTGTAACAGTTGCTAATAAGTCTGCAGCCATTTCTTGCTTAAGACGTTGACGAACGCAATACTTATTTCCATCTACACTTGATGTTATACAGTTCAGATTTGCTAAATCAGAGTCAAAATAATATTTAACAATTACTATAATAATCAGTATAGATAGTATATATCCATATATATTTACATCCATAGTATATTATGGTAAGATAAGGTGTGTATATACTATATAAATATAAATAATAAGTTAACTTAAGTTATATATATCTAACAAATTAACTTATTATTTTAGATTTTTTATTTTGGTTTCCTTTATTATGTTTCTTTATTGCATTCCTATGTTGTGTTCCTTTATTAGGGTTATGTTTGTTTATTCTCCTAAATGTTTACTGAACTTACTTAGGGCCGCAACCGATTTCGAGGGGCATACGGAAAGGATCAGGCTCAATAGTAGTATTAGACCACGGGCTAACAATAATCTGAGGGTTAGGAGGCTCAGAGCGGAGCTGCTGGTTAGCATTTCTAAGAGTGCTACCGATAGTATCGACACCAATCAAATATCCAGAGTTAAGAAAGTTTACACCCAAGAAATCTCCATTACCTTGAGGCTTCAGACCCCAACTACTGTTATTGTCGCTTGGGAGAAGATCTGAGGGAGAATTGGTATTCTGACTGGAACAGTTAGAGGGGAGGCCGGCCAAGTTGTTATCACTTGAATTTACAGGGGCATAGTCTACATAAAATGTCCCATCGTTTGCACCGGATGGCTGTTTACCATTGCCAGATTGAGCGGAGCTGCTAGCGCCGCGTCTATTTTTAGGAGCCATATTTTCAGGGGAAAAATTCTTGTTTGAGGAATAGTTATACAACACGTAAATAAGAATAATTCCTCCTAAAAGTAAAAGAACGTGATGTGCCTTAAAAGTTTTCTGTAATTCTCGAAGCATCGTTATATAAAATAAATGATAAAATATTTTTATAATTTTAATATTAATTAACAATTAACAAATTACAAAATATAAATAACAAATAACTGCCTTAAGTAATTAAATAAAAATAAATAAAATATAAAATATTATAAATATACTTTAAATTTTATAGATATATTATTCTATTTTATTCTAATTTTATTCGAGTGTTCTTCTAGTGTTATTCTAGTTTTCGATTTAATCATCTGAATTTTCTGAATCTTCAGTGTTTTCAGATTCGGATGAATTACTAAAATCGGAATCAGAATCATCAAGCATATACGTTTTTTTTATTTTTTTTACTTCTAAATAAGCATCGAATGCCAATTTTCTTGCTGTGCGTGCCTTCTCTTTTGCTACACGATATAGTTCATAATAAATATCATTTGCTGGTTTTATTTTAATACTTTCATTGGTTTTTATATCTAAATCAGCATCTGTTAGTTCCATTATATCTGTAATTTCTGGTAGTTTATGTATATTGATCTTGTTCTGATTATGGCTTTCTTTATCTTTATCTTTCTCTAAAGTTCCTTGTTTTTTTTCATCATTAGGTGGTTGCGGTTCATTTACTATTAGTCCATTTATTCCATTTATTCCATTTATTCCATTTATTCCATTTATTCCATTTATTCCATTTATTCCATTTATTCCATTTATTCCATTTATTCCATTTATTCCATTTATTTCATTTTCACTTTTCATATATACTTCTGCGTCTGTATCGTTATATTTATCCTTGGCTTTATCTACATCTAAACTTTTTGTAGCAATTGATACTATAATCGGTGTTGCTGGAACAGGTTTCGCGTTACTTGATAATTCAGCATTTGTATCATTTAATATTGATGTTATTGTATTAATACTAGCGTTTATTGGTTCTTCTATTACGCTTACATTTTGTGACACCATTGAAGGTGTAAATATAGAAGATGATATTGTATTACTTTGTATACTTTGTATACCTGTTGGTTGGTTTCTTTTAATGACACATTCTTGAAATACAGGTTTATCAGATAAAATAAGAACTTGTCGCATTAATATTTCAAATTGAAAACTTTTGGATGTGAACTTAATACCCTGTATTTCTAATACTGTTATCAAGTCTTGCTCTTGTTTAATATCTTCTAATGTCAATTGTTTTTCATTTTCGTCAAATACAAAACAAGATGGCATTTTAAGCATATTTTTCGATGAAGCAATATTGGCACGCAATAAATAATTTTTACCTGATTTAAATGAACGAAGCGCTGATGTAAAAGCATTTTCAATATCACTTTCGTCAATATTATTTGTAAACCAAGAATTCCTTTTTGAATATATTCTTTCAATACACACCTTTTCTAAATTTTCGATAAATCCGATAAATTCCGAGTGCTCATTTGAGAACATAAGGTCTATGTATGATTTTTTACCTGATGTAACCGTTATTCCTTGTTTAGAAATACATTTAGGTGTTTGTATATATAACATACTGTTATCAACATTTAACTTTGTAAAAAATGAACCTCCGTGTAATAATTCGGGATCAGTTAGAACTATCTTGCTAAAGTCGTAGTTATCATATGTTGTACATATATTTGCTGATGAATTGTATTCCATTTAATCCATAAAGAGAAAATATAGACAAAAATAACACGCAAAAAATAACACGCAAAAAATTAACAATAATAATATTTTTATAAAATAATATATTCTACAAAAATGAAAGAGATGAAAGAAAAAATATCAGAGTATTGTTTAGAATTTATTAAGAAGGATGAAGTAAAAAATGAACTAAAAAATTTGTTTAAACCAATCGTTAGTCTGATTTTAGAAGAAATATATCCATATATTTATTTGTCACTATTACTCGTCGTGATTAGTTTCTTCTTAGTTTTAGGCATATTTTTTATGTTAGTAAAAAGTAAAAGTGTATAATTAGATATATTTTGGTATATTCATTTGGATATTTTTATTTTTTCTAATTAGATAATATAATACTAAAAATGGCAAGAAAAAGTCACAATAAAAGACATAAGGGTCGAGGGCGCGGACGCCGCGGAGGTGCTTTGGCTCCTTTACAATCCGGTGCTTATCCCGATGTTGAAATGAGTGGTTCCAACTGGAATAATTCTGGATATAAAACATTTATACAACAGGTTACTGGTGGTAGTTCAGGGGCGGCAGCTTCAGCTGCTATGAACAGATATGCGATGGAAGGTGCTGGTCAGTCAGGTAGTCAAAGCGGTGGTAGTTCTAGACGTAGACGTAAAAGTAAAATAGGGACGCGCCGTCGTCGTGGTGGTGCAGTTATACCTCCTGCTGCAGCTGGTGGTGCTGCTCCTGCTCCTGTGATGAAAGCAGGATCACCACCAGCACCAGCAGCTGCACCAGCTGCACCAGCACCAGCACCAGCACCAGCACCAGCACCAGCACCAGCACCAGCAGCAGTAGGAGGTAAAAGTGCAGGGATGAAGGGTGGTATGTTTGCCACATTTGGCGCTCTATTGAAAGAGGCACTTGTTCCTCTTGGTTTACTGGCTGCTCAGCAAGCATATGGCAAAACATATGGAAAGAAACGTCACAGTTCTGGTTCTCACACTAGAAAGCATAGACGATAATTCTATTATTATATTTTAATAGTGCTATATGTGTTATCTTTATTGATATACACGAACCAAAAACTATGAAATAAATAATGTATAAAAAGATTTAGATATTATTTATTATAATAAAATAAGCATAACATATTTTTGTATAATAATATACAAATGGCGGCACAATATCCTAGCAATATAGAAAAATCTATTCAGTCGTGGGTTGAACTAGATAATGATTTGAAGAAGATAAATGATAAGGCAAAAGATATTCGGACACGTAAAAACGATTTAGAAGATAAGATTATGGATTATGTTCAGGAAAATGATATGAATAACAACTTTATAAATATTTCCGACGGTAAGCTTAAATTCTGTGAAACGAAACAGACGTCACCTATTACATTGGGTTTTTTAGAGAAATGTTTAGGAGAGATAATCGCCAATCAACAACAAGTAAAGCAGATTCTCGAATATATTAAAAATAAACGCGAACAAAAGGTTGTCCCAGAGATAAAGAGATATTATAACTAGTTTTTCTCTTTTTTGACCTTATAATATAATAATGTTAAATAATATAAAATATATTTAACATTATTTATATACATATTATAGGTAAATAGAAATAGTATTGAATAACATATAATGGACCAAACAGGAGGAAAAGCAAGTATCTTACCACTTAGAGCAAGCGATCTTGTGTTTAATAGAAAATCTGATGGAATTATGAGTGGTGGATACAAAGTAAGCAATGCACTTCTTAACTCGACATTGAATGTTCAATACGGTGGTGGTGGAGGTAGACAGCTAACTAAGGATAGAAAAACAAGTGAATATGATATAAAAACGGCAAAACTTATGGAAGATTTAATAGTTCCATCAGGTTTATATTATTGCCACCCTATAACAAAGCATAAGGTTTTCAACCATAAGGTTTCGAAAAAAGTAAAAGCAAGTGATAGTGATGATGAATATGAAGGTGACGACAATATTATTGATGAATCTTTATATGATAAATTACTTGAACAAGTATCACCAGATTCACGCAGAAAATATGATAAGAAGACGCGAAAGGTTCGCAACACTCCTTCGAAATCCAAGGTTGGAAAAAAGGATGAAACAGCAAGCGCGGGAGATAATGCGAAAATAGATAGGAAAAATAAGAAAACCAAAAAGGTCAGATTTGCTGAATAAGTAATAATTATAACAACATATCACGATATGAAAAATATATATAATTTACACATAGATAATATATAATTTACACATAGATGATATATAAATTATATATAGTATGTAATTAATGTATCTTTATCATCCTAAAATACTCCAACTATTATGATTAAATGGTGATAACAACATCTCGGGAACGCGTTTCTTCCAGTAGTCCAGTTTCTTCTGTAATTCAATATCTTTCATACTTGTCGGATAAATCGGGGTATTCTGCATCGCATTCTGTTCTGCGCTAGTGATAATCGGTTTATATCCGTAACAATTCACACCAAATTTCACATTAGGATTATCAATACGTCCACCATTTACACCAGGGCGTCCACAGTCATCTTTGTGACCTTCTATGGTCTGTAATTTATCCCACGTTTTTTGCTGTGTAGGAAATAATGCCATTTGATCATCAGACCACCCATAGTTACACCATTCGCCACCCTTGTTATATGTTGCCTCAACCTGACTATACGTGGCTAAATCAGCACCATATGCCATACAAATTGCCTTAGCATCTTCATATGTAAATCTATTATCAGGAATATTATAAACCTCCTTTTCTATTTTTAATTCAGGGACTACATTCTCTTGTGGAGGTTCCTGAACGGTGACATCGACTTTTGGTTGATCGCTGAAAATATCTTTAATAGATGCTGTCACATTTACATTAAAAAAGTATTGAAAACCGTTTATAATCAAAAGAATAACGAAAATACTCCATAATATAATTTCAAGTGTTCGTTTTCCACCTGATTCTATTCCGGAACTTGATCCAGATGATCCACCGCCGCCGCCGCCTCCACTATTATTTCCTAAAGATGAAAATAATACATAATATAAACTCATTATAACAATAAAAGAAAGCAAAATAATAATACGGGTAGAAACAGACGAAGAATCCAGACTCTTTTTACCTGAAGTAGCTAATTCACTTATATATGTTAGCGGGTCTCCTTGTATTCCCGATAATGAATTATAACTTATACTCATTTATTCTATATTTAATATATATATATATATAATTCAATTAAATTTTTTTTTCCTATAAAAAAGACAATATGGTGTATTTCCGCTAATTATATTATCAGATATTAAAATCTCTTTTACTTGCGTATCATTAAAGTTATACCATTTTCCATTTGAATTTTTTATAGTTGCGCTATAATGCCCGCCATCAATTTGTCCGTGATGATTACAAATCGCATATAAATCATAGATAAATGTTTCCTTGGCATATCCTTCCACATATTTTGAGAAATCTACATTATTTATGGGAATATCTATAAATTGTTGATTCTTTTTCATTCGCCCTGTGGCATAAGATATAATAAATCGCTTAATATCTATAATCATAACATTAGGCAAACTCCAAAATAATAGGCGTTTATGAACATTTTGTTTCTTTTTTTCAGTTTCATTGAACCAAGCATTTTCTCCTTCTAAAGATTCTCGTTCGCAATGTTTATCAAAACAGTCGAACAATGTAACATTTTTATCTATCCTTTGGATGCGTAATTCTTCTTTTGTTGGGATTGGGAGATGTATTAGCATATATGGTTCAGGGCGTATACTTAGATAGCTTGAGTCCTCGGAATTTATCTGATATGGTTGGCCTGGTGTTTCGACAGGAATAGGCGTCAAAACAGATACGTGTATTCCGAAGAATATGTTTAAAAATTCAGAGTAGTCCTTAGTGTATTGTGTTTTCATCATTTCATAACAAGCTTTCCCCATTTCGTCCTTTTTTGTTTTAATATTTCCTTTAATATCCATAATTACTTCGCGTGTCAACGCGTTATGAAACGAGTCGAACAAGAAAAGTAGGAACTCTGGAAGATCATTTTGTGACCAACCTGTAAACAAATCACGATTTGTAATTTTCGCAATACGCTGAACAGTGTTAATAAAACGACCAGGTGAAATAACGCAATTTTGACTCCACATTAGTTTTCGTAGATCATCCCATTCGACTAACAAAACAGATTCTGGTTTATTACTTAAATGTTTTTTATAATCCGCTTCTCCCTTTGATAGAAAGTCATTTAATTCATATGTATGTGAAAGACACTGCAAACAGGCATTCGCAAAACAAGTATTGCCTAGATTGGCTAGACCGGTTATACCCTTTCCACTATATTTTTCAAATCTAGTTACATCTTCCGTTTTTTTTTGTGAATCTGTCATTATTATATTTAAGATGAATAGTGATTTTTATATGTTGCTAGTGATATACTATTGTTATTATTTAATAGTATTTAATATTTAAACATATATAATATATATAATTATATTTGTCACATATTTGTTATATCAATATAGTACAAGGTAGTAAAATGAATAATGATACAGGAAACGTAAATAATACGAATAGGATAAATCATATTGCTCACGATAATCCTGCAAGAGGATATAGTGCTCGCCATTCGACATTTGATAGTCCTTTTAATATGGATTTCGAGTATGGATACATAACAATGATGACTAATTTTACTGCATTTGTCGCAAGGGCACAAGATATGTATTCACGTATGGAAGAGGGGTTTTCTGATTTATTGGAAACACAGAGGGAAAGAAGGATACAGTCATATATGAGGAGGAGAAGGAATAATCTTAATACGTTAGTGACGGCTGTGGATGATGAGATGGACAATAATTATAACTCTCAGGAATCACATAGTTCTTATATAAGACGAGATCCTCGTATTTATATAAATGACGATGACGATAATAACGAGGAAAGGGCGACAGGTGATACAGATGAGAATGTAGAAGAGGGTAATGCGACAGAAACGGGAGAAAACCATAATTCTTCAAACAATGCGAACAATGCGAACAATGCGAACAATGCGAACAATGCGAACAATGCGAACAATGCGAACAATGCGAACAATGCGAACAATGCGAACAATGCGAACAATGCGAACAATGCGAACAATATGAACAATGCGAACAATGCGAACAATACGAACAATGCGAACAATGCGAACAATGCGAACAATGCGAGACAAAGACAAAGAGATAGACAATTAAACAGAGGTGGATTATTTGATATGGGTAATATTTTATATTCAGTAGTTCCAAGAACAGTAATTATTGATCCGAACACTAGTGGATTAAGAGTGCCAGCTCAAAATAGAGGTATCACTATTCAACAAGTCGAAGAACATACTGAAATAATTAATTATAATTCAATACCATCTAATGAAATATTAAATACTGAATGCCCTATTTCAATATCTCCTTTTAATAATGACTCTGTTGTTTTAAGACTTAAGCGATGCGGACATTGCTTTGTGCCATTTCGTATGATGGCGTGGCTTGAAACACATTCTACGTGTCCTTTATGTCGTATTTCGGTTGTAGAACCCGCGATAGCAACAGGATTAGATGCAGGGGAAAATGCTGGTGCTGAAAACGTTAGACAGACATCCACTTCAACAGATAACCCTACTAATATGACAAATATATTCAATAGCTTTCAAGATAATCTGGTAAACAGTTTAAATACTATGGCAACATCAACCGCAACAGCAACGGCAACTACCGCGACACCTATACACACAAGCAGTTCCAATAACGCCGCACAACTATTAAACCAGTTATCAAATCTATCTATTGATAATGTAAATGATGATTCAATTATGTTTTCGTTCGATATGCCACATAATTCTAATACATACGAGTCACAATTAAACGACTTAAATAATTTAAGTAGTTCATATATCATTCCTCAGTTATCTCAACTGTTTTCGAATACACTAGGAAGGACAGCGCCAAATAGAGCACAAACTAATGACAACTCTGGTAACAATAACTACAATAACTACAATAATACAAATAATACAAATAATAATAATGATAATGATAGTTATGATAACAATATGGATTTAGATTAATAAGGAATCTACCGATAAGGAATCTACCGATAAGGAATCTACCGATAATAAATATATAAAAAATTGAATTATATTAATCGATATAATTTAATAAAGCAAAAAGTGTAACAAAGGTCTCTATCCTCTATCCTCTATCCTCTATCCTCTATCCTCTATCCTCTATCCTCTATCCTCTATCTTGAATAATAATGCCCAAAAGCTCATTCTTTATGTATCCTAGAAATGATGATGATTTCGGTTTTAGTTGGGATATCGGCTTCGAATTGAAATGGGATTCGTGGTATGGATGTCTACTAAAAGGAATATTCAATGTTATCGCGTTCATAATTACAACATTATATTCAGTGACTGGATATTACATTATGTGGATTATATTACATTATTCTGCCTCGAATCTATATCCAGTGTATTGTGTTCCCTTAACTATCACTGGGTTTCTATTGTCACCTTTTATGATATCCGCACCACAATGTATTGCTATGCGATGGTTAATTACTGAAGGTTCAAATGTAATCGTAACAATGTGGGTTGTTATGGGAACATACGCGATTCAACTTATGCTCAGGAGGTAGAATACTATTTTAGTAGATAGATTATTATATTATCATATTATTAGATTATTATATTATTAGATTATCATATTATTAGATTATTAGATTATTAGATTATTATATTATCATATTATTATATTATCATATTATCGAATATATTATATATATTTTTATATATGTATTATATATCAATAATACCAAATATATATAATATATTAAATATACACAATGTGGTTTAATGAAAATGATATATTAAAACATTTCTATACTTTTTCTTCGCGCATAATAGAGTTACCTGATTTAAATGGTTATGTCCTCCCACACGCTGGCACCGAATATACAGGACAAATCATTGCACACACGATGCGTTTTAAACCTACAAAGCGTTTTTCAAAAGTATATATACTTTTTTATCCAGCTAAATCCGATGAATTGCATAAGACGGCTCACGAATATGAGGTTCCATACAAGTCATGTTTAACAGTATTTGAAAAAGTATGGAAAATAAATACGCGCAATATAGAATTTATACCATACAATATTGTAACAACGACATTGCCAAGATTAACGCGTGATGAATACCGCAATTCACTCGTAATTGTATCTGCAGATTTTTCACACTTTTTAGATTTACAAACAGCATATGAAGCAGAGAATTGTGCCGCGAATGCTATTATACATAATGCCAGCCCTCCCCCGAAATGTACCGACATTGTGGATCATAGTGATACATTTACGCGGTTATATTCTTTTTTACCTTCGACAGCGCGACCTGTGCTTCAGTGGGTAGGGCGGACGCGAAGTCCTGGTGCAAAAGGTGTTGGATATTTGTCTTTCTTGTTGCGAAGGGAACATATCGTAGATGACAACAACAGTAAACTTCCTAATGGAATGTTTGTTACATGTTATGACGCAAATATGACAGCACGTGAGTGTTTGGGGAAATGGTTTGATGTAAGTGGTTACGGCCGCGGCGGCAAAAAATGGACAAAGAAGGAAGAAGAAGAACTTATTACTGACGTTGTTCGTAAAGGGCAATCTAATAGTCGTCTTACAGGAGGCCGTGTTCACGACTTGAATGTGCCAATAAAATACTGCACAGTTACATACTTATATAGAGATCCAAATATAGCACCTCAAAATTTTATACGAGGATGGCACGGTCTTATGGGTAGTGCTTTTTACCTTCCTGAAGTATTTTTGGAACATACTTTTGATAATGGAAAATGGATCAAGACAGGGGATAAAGAATGGCTACAAGATTATAATTTTAGACTTGATGATACATTAGATAGCTTAGATCATAAAGCAGGCGTTCCTATAGGAACAAGTAGTAGTGGCGAAAAAAAAATTTATACAAGCGCCTTACGTTATATTAGACTGTAAATATATAATATAATATTATATATATTATATATTGTATACTGTATATTGTATATTGTATATATTGTATATATTGTATATATTGTATATATTGTATATATTGTATATATTGTATATATTGTATATATTGTATTGTATATTATATATTATGGATTTATGCGACGATTTTTATAATGAAAGAATAATCTGTAAAGACTTAACTGAAAAAGGAGAGTTAACACTAAAAATAGTGTATGGCTTGTATTATTTTTTGATTTTATAAAAGAATATTTTATTTATTTATTTATTTTTAGTAATAATTATATGTATATTCCATTATTTGTATTGGGTAAGATCGTTTTCGAATATTATTGGCACACAATAAAAAATAATTATGAATATTCATTAGAACCAACTAATTATACAGAGTCAGAGGTGCACAACTACTGTAATGTAATGAATTAACAAAATAATGAATTAACAAAATAATGAATTAACAAAATAATATATTAATAATTAAAAAACAATTAATATATTATATCATAGGGTGTCATTTACGTCTTCTTATTGAAGAAGCTCATTATATTCTGATTCCCTTTCGTTGAATTATCTATCTCTATCAAATATTCGTCAAATAATATTTTCTTCACCTCTTTATTCCGCAATTCCGTTATCTTCTTCTTCACTTTCTCCTCATCCTCGCCATCTATCAACTTATCCGTCCACGCTTCCATTGACCGTTTCAATGCCGGCACCTGTCTCTTATAACTCGGAATATTCTCCAACACAAGCGCAAACACCTGCTGTATCGGTTTCATAATCTGATTTGTAATATAGAAAGCATAATTCGGTTTTATTTTATTCGCTAGGATATAGTCAGGGTGTTCGATTCGTTCACCTTGTAGCGCCTTCTTATCCGGATTCTGAATATATACAAATGGTATACGGTCTCCTATACTTGGTTTATTTCCCGGATCGCGCTTGCCCATACGGTCTGCTAATACTTTATGCGCGATTTGTGCCGGGTTCTTATATCCACTTCGCAGAGACTTTGTTATGATAAGCTTATCCATCGGAACCTTTTCATCTACTAAATTTTGTAATGACGATTTGAGAAATGTAATTGCTGTCTCGACATTTTGCTCCTTCATCAAAATATCGATTACGCCTCCATAGATGTCCTTTACAATCGGCGCATTATCTCGTCGCTTCAATACAATACCCATACTTTTGCGTTTCGGTTTTTCCGGCTTGTCTTCATATAACATTCCAATATATCGCTTCTTCGAAAGGAGGCAAAATGGCATAAGCGTCTTCTCATATACCCACGCGTGCGGAGGCTTCAGGAATTTTGTAGCAAGGTGTCCGACCTCCTTCGCGAACTCGATCGTAATCTCTAGTGCATCCTTTCCACGAATCGGTGTTCCGTCTGATGTAGCTAGATTAAATGTGAAGAATACGGAATCCGTGTCACCATATATATACTCAGCTTTTGTATTTACAAATCCGAACTTTTTCGACTCTACTTTTGCGTCCCCATATACCTCCTCTACAATCCGTTTCCCATATGTAAGCAACTTCCTCCCTGTCGCCGTAGTAGATGCCGCAATATCTACATCATAAAATGTGCTCGTTTTCGCACCACATTGTCCATATAGCGAATTGGCTGTTACCTTATAACCAAGCTGCCGTTTATCTAAAATATTTGCCATAAAGGGGTCCTCGGTTGCTTCTGCCATTTTACGCGTTGCTTTACGAGCGGCCAATAGTTCCTCAAGCACAGTTGGCATAATTGCCTTGATTCCATCTTTGGGTTGAGCAAATCGGCAAATCTTTGTCCCATTTCGTGTCTTGATTGCGCGCCCTCGATGATTCGGAACCCACTTATATGTATCATACGTCACATCTACATATTCATATCCAGGCATATTATCATATATATAATTTCCAGACGGATCTTTCACGCCGGTTTCGCGAACCAATTGTCCCACCAAATCAAATTCCCTCGTCCATACCTTGCTATCGTGTGACAAATTCTCGCTAATCATTGAGGATGGATACAGTGACGAATAATCGAGACAGGCGACAGGATTGTCAAGATACAAATTACATTTCGGCGGGAGACAAATAGCGCCTTCATAACTCTCATTCCCAAATGAACGCTCAATAACCGGCATAAGCGTGCGCTTCTCGCGGCATTTCTTCGCAATAAAGCTAGTGAGCTTGATGCTTTGTCCACGCAAAACGAGGAAACTAATCGGGACGCTACAGATTTTCGCCATCTCAATATAACCAGTCATCACATCGATTTTGTTCATAAGATGATGAACCAAATTACAATCCTGAATACAGTATTTTGCAATAATCGCGCGCTCTGCCGGGCCTTCATTTGTCATTTTGAAAATATCTTGCGGCGTCACATCATCCTTGACCAGACCCCAGCGCACCGATTTTTTCATATCTGGTTGTTCGCGTCCTTCAATCTCGAATGTTTTTTCGACTAGGTTTAAGTTGAGAACCTTAAACTTCGCACCATCCTTATATGTATCCGTCGAATGACTCGACTCCTCGAAGTTAATATAATTCCCATTTTCAAGACCCATCAAATTCGAGCTGCTGATTCTCGTATTACCGCTAGGAAGATGCTCCAATTTTTTCACGCCATCGCCTATGAAATAACCAGCACAATAATCCAATTTATATGACGTAAGATTGAAATCGCGGCGGAAATAATTATACAAATCTATTTGTAGTCGTCCTGTCATATCGATATAGTGTAGATCATGTTGTCCACTCGCAATTACAATACTGCTTTCTTTAATACATACTTTGCCTGTAGTATAGTCACGCGTCCCACAAAATTCACCCTTGTTACGCGACAGTCTGAGAAATTCATTCTCGCACGAGTTTTCTAGCGAACGGCGAAACATAAACTCATAATCAAATCCGCAAATATTGTAGCCTATAATAATATCCGGATTCTCGTATTGTATAAGGCGTGTCCATGCAAGCAGAACATCACGTTCTGTTTTATACGTCTCGATCTCTGAATTTGCCACCTCGTCCTTCAATGGGTTGCAAGTGTCGAGAACGATACAATGGTTGAGATAGGGGCGTTTCTCGCCATATGTCATAAATGTCGATCCAATAAATGTAACCTTGTCACCTTCTACCGGCGGGAATATTTCCTGTAGAGATATATTAAGCTTGTTTATTTTTGTTTCGCGGTCTGTTTTATCGGTCGGCGATGTAAGAAGATGTATTACTGTCTCTTTTGGTAGTTCAACCAGGGTTTCAGAATATTTTGCCTTTTTTGATTTCTTTGTTGCGGCTGAGGCTTTCGGCTTGGCGCCTGCATATGCCATAAGTAAATCCGTAGCTTTTTTATCTTCATTGGGGTCGTTGTGGTTGTCGCCATCATCGCCCATACTATCATCACATTCCACATCAGTCTCTTCAATATCTACATATTCTTCTTCGATCGCGTCACCATCATTATCACCATCATCACCATCATCACCATCATCATCATCCCCGGCATTCGCATTATTGCTCTCCGATATTTTTTCAAACATTTTCTCAATCGTGTTAATATCCTTCAAAGCATCATTTACTTTAATATCGGGAATATGATATGATATCCATACATCAAATAATGCGGTAAGACGCTGTTCTGATACTTTTATCTTCGTATAGATTCGGTCTATATCGGGGTGTTCGTTTTCGCCGCCATATCCAAATGCTGTAAATATGAGTTGCTTCAAAAGAGCAGGAGTAATATGTTCCATTGCTTCTGCTCCGGCGGCGGCTCCAGTATTGCGACAAATGGCATCGCAAACGTCCACAATATTTGTAGCGAGTTTTTTATATGTTTTAATTGGAATCGGGAAATCGCCGTGACTACTGCTCGCCTCAATATCAAAACTACATATTTTATAAGGCACGATAGTTTCTTTTGCATTGAGTGGTATAATTTCCCGTGATGCTAACTCATACTCATACTTACACGTAGTTGTTTGTATGCCGCCGCCGCCGTGAATTTGTTTTGCGCGTTTCGTCTGAAAACCAATCCACCCCGATGGACTGATGTCGTGAACGTGGAAGAAGCGCAGAATCGGCGGAATATTTGATTCATATATTTCTGTCCTTGTATTGAAATATGTATAACCATCGCGGCGCAATACCTGCTTCCCTGCCTTGATTTGGAACCACATATTTTTTACTTTATTCATCGTCGCCACATTTTTGAATTTAATAAGAATGAACTTGTGCTCTTTGCCGCCATCAAATCCATACAACTTTTTACGCCTTATGAGCTTGGATTCGACGTCTAAAATAGATTCCTGATAAAATTTACCGACTTTCTCTTTCAAATGCGAAATAAATGCCGATTTTTGGGGGATCGACCATTCGTCTCCGACCTTGATATAGAAGAATGGCTGATAATCGCGGACAAATATAGCACAGGTTTCGCCTTTCTCGTTTAGACCGAACATTTGAATCGTTGTGAATTTTTCATCCTTTTTGTATTTCTTCTCTCCATAGAGCTCATTCTCTCGTGATACCAAATGACCATCTGCGTCATCATTATCTGGACCAATGTCAGCGTCATCATTGTTGTCGCGCTTTTCGTCGAATATATTAAAATCAAATAGACGAAACGAAGTATCGTAATTTGTGATAGGTGGTGGTGAGATAAGTTCAGTTGTGGGTTTTGACATTGGAATTGTTCCTTACTTGTTGGTTTAATTGTATATCTCATTTAGCGTTTATTATGTTTATCAATTTTTTATAATAACCAATTGCGGTGGTAATTATAAAATAAATAGTGTATAACAATGTGCATCAATGAACACCAGTGCACACAAGTGCACAATAACGTAATTTAATTGTGCACGCAGTCTTTAACAACGGCATCCACGACTGCGGCATCGTTTAGTACAGCAACGCTTTTTGCCCTTGTGACAAGGGCAGGTTGAACGTTTGCAACCACCAGGGCAACGACAAGCGCGTCTACGGCCGTGTCTACGAGTTTTACGCGAACCACTAGAACGACGGCGTTTAGAACCGCGCTTTCTACGCCTTGAACCGCCAGACTGACTCATCATTTGTTTTAAATTATCAAATACACCCGCCCCACCTGATTGACCTAATAAGTTTGAAACACTACCACCTTGCGAACTTGAACCTGAACAAGAAGACATTTTATTCTGATTTATATATTATAAATATATTATTATTATTATAAAATATAAAATGCCTTAATATTAGGTAAAATATTTAATATATTTTTTATATGAATTGATGTATATATTGTATTATCTGCGATGGCGATGCCTACGCGTATGTTTTCTGCGAGTATGATGAACGCGTTTATGTTTCTTTGAATATCAACGCCTGCGAATGTTACGCCTTGATTTACGACCTCCAATACGATTACCATAATCAGAATTAACGAAGGTTGTCGGTGTAACCTTGGTCCCAGCCTGGTTGTATGTTCTATTAGTAGGTACCCAGCTATGTGTTTCTGGATTATATACATCCCATTTTCCAGTTGCAGGATTGGGATTATGAAGAATAGGACCCATCTATTTTATATTAATATATAATATAATAATATTTTATATTAAATCAAATAAAATATAAACTGCCTAAATATTTTGTTAAATAATTATATTTATTAACGGGGATGACGCCTGTGATGTGTTTTTTTCCTTCGAATATGACGACTGCGACTGCGACTTATTCTATGGCTATATTTATGATGGGTTTTACGCTTTTTGTGAGCTGTTATTCTTCTTTTACGATAGCTGCCACCACCACCTTTGTGTTTGCGAGGACTTCTAGAACTAGATCTACGAGGACTTCTAGAACTAGATCTACGAGGACTTCTAGAACTAGATCTACGAGGACTTCTAGAACTAGATCTACGAGGACTTCTAGAACTAGATCTATGAGGACTACTGGGAACAGAAACCGCTTCAAAACTTAATGGTCCGGGTTGAGGATAAGCAGCAGAGGCAGAGGCAGAGGCAGAGGCAGAGGCAGAGGCAGAGGCAGAGGCAGAGGCAGATGTAGATGACCCCCATCCTATTGGAGAGTCGTGAGATGGTTCTTTAAATTCAAATTCCACCCAGCTACTTTTTGGCTCACGTAACCACTGTTGTTGAGTATTCGAATCTTGTCGTAACCATAACCATATTATTCCCGGGGCGGTGTTGTGTGCCCAGATGTATTCGTCGCTATATGGAACAATGGTAGCTTTTCTAGTAAACTCCGGTGACCGATTTCTTACTAATATCTCGGGCATAAGTTCTGTCAATAACATTGTTTCTTTAATATTAGCATTTTTTAATAATAGGTTCTTTTCCTTCTCCGATATCGCTCTATTCATTTATTTAATTAATATATATACTAACTGAATATATTAACTGAAAATATAATATTATTTTACCAGTATATATTATAAAATAAAAAATGACAAATTACAAAGAGTTTTTTATGGCATTGCGCACTATTGGTATTTTATACCTCTTTTATCTCCAGTTTATACACAGTGTAAATATTCCTATGTCTGTCATCTTGCTCCTTACAGTCGGTTCGCTCGGATTAGCATTATTCTGTAAATCCAAAAATACTTCTCAAGTTGTTAACCATAATTTATACAATTATGCGATATCTTTAGCTGGTATTTTTATTATTTTGAAACAGTATGCTTAAAAATTTATACGCGTATAAAATAGTTATACTGAAATCATATAATAAATATTATGATATATTATATGATGAAATTAAAAGATTTCGCAATAGTAATCTGAACAATAGGTATTATATGTCTTTTTGTATTACTAATAACTACCAACATAACTATTCCTGTCTATGTTATCGCAATGATTACTATCGGCTATTTATGATCCGCTATTTCTTGTAATGCTAATTTATTCTCTCCTTCTGTAAAACATCATAAACTCGTTAACTACTTTATCGCATTTATGGGAATAGTTGTTATTGTGAAGCATTACTCCTCCGCTTTATAGCATTGTAACAGTCTCGCGGATGGATCCTTCTCTTCGCAAAACGGGTGTCGCCAAAAATAAGGGATTGTTTTTTCGCATCCAGTATATAACTTCTCAAAAATAGTTCTATAATAGAAACTCTCTTTATCATATGGCGCATTATGTAAATTCGTATACTCAATAAAATCGATATATTTTTCATATTCTTCATCGGTAACTTTTGTGTCAATATATTCACGAATAATCTGGAACCAACTTCTTTCATGTCCACTTACTCCGTCACTAAATGCCTCCTTTCTCCGCCATAAAATATCATCCGGTAAAAGTCCGTTAAACGCTTTTCGGAAAATATATTTCTCGATTCGCTCGTCGTCGAACATCTTATATCGCGGCGGAATACTCATTACATATTGTAAAAACTTCTTATCGGCAAAAGGCACACGTGCTTCCAGTCCAGCGCCACTAATGCTCTTATCCGATCGCAGCAAATCGAAATAACATACATCGCGAACCATTCGTTCATTTTCACGCTTAAAATCTTCATCATTTTGCGCCTTCATAAATCCGCGATACGACCCGAAAATCTCATCCGACATATCCCCGCAATAAATAACACAATCGTCCGTATTTCCATAAATATATTTGCTTACCAAATAATTCGGAATCGAAGCGCGAACGGATGTTGTATCATAGCTCTCGATTTGCTTAATCGTCGCCTCAATCGCGCCCAAAAACTCCTCTTCTGTAAGACAAACCTCGTGATGATTCGTGCCTAAGTAATCCGCCACTTTTCGCGCCCATAACAGGTCGGTTGACCCCTTCATACCAATGCTATACGTATTCAAATCTTTTGCGGGCATATGGCGACACATAATTGCTACGACGGATGAACTGTCCAGCCCTCCTGAAAGAAGCGCACCTACTTTTCGATCACTCATAAGGCGTTTTACAACGGCTTCTTCGAATAGAGTGGCGATATTGGCACAAATATTTTCTTCGGTGCCTTCGATGATGGGATAGTTATATACTCTTTCGATTTGTAATGTTGCGTTATCCTGTGAGATTGATACATTTTCATAGTAACTATAAAAATTTAAAAACGGAGTATTCGCATTGTCAAATGTCGCGCTTTTAGAATACATGGCATAACAACCGGGTGGAAATTGCTTCGCATAGGGGCGATAACACTCGCCAATAGCCTTTAATTCACTTGAAATAATCATACTGTTGCTATATGTATAATCATATCCTGAAATAAATAATGAGCGAACGCCTACTGGATCGCGCGCAATATATGTTGTTGCTGTTTCATAATCGTGTAAAACGAGGGCAAATACACCATCAAGACGCCGCAACATATCGCGTATACCTATTTTTTTATAGAGATGAATAATAATCTCGCAATCCGACTTGCTTTTGTATTCATTTTCAAGACCATATTCAGCAATAAGGGCACGAAAGTTGTAGATTTCGCCGTTACAAATAAGGCGACAGTTTTTGATGAAAAATGGTTGGTTACTTTCAGGCGTTTGACCATTAATCGCAAGACGATGGAATCCCCATATAGACGTGTAATTTTTCTCCGGTTGAGGGTCATTTAGAAAAGAACTGTTGTCTGGACCGCGATGAACCATACTGCTGAAATCATTTTGAAATAATGCTAAGTCGGATAACTGCAGCTTATTATGTTTTTTGGTAGTAGAATCAGTATCTTGTAAAAAACGCTGAATGTAGAAAATGCCACACATTGAATTATTATGCGATTTTTATGCTAAAATGTAGGAACGTAGGAGCGTATGAATGTATGAATGTATGAACGTAGGAGCTTATGAACGTATAAATGTGTGAATACGTGAATGAGTGATTGGATATATTATAGTATTTTGTTGTCTTTAACCCATTTTTAAAATAAAATAACGTTAAGAATTAAAATAATAAATAAATAGTATTAAATTATATTATAATATAATATAATAGCTATATAATAACTATATAATGTCATATGCTTCGTCTGCTTATACAAATAATAAAATGTATGGCGTTGTAGATAAATTGTTTATATGCCAAAATGAAAGAATAGATGCTTTAAACAATAGAATATCATCTAGAAATATTCCTTCCGCACCGCTTCAGCCTTTTTATTACCAGGTTCCTGTTTCTACTAAATACGGATATATGCCTATTTTAGACCAAAGTAAACCGGCAACTGTTCCTTTGAATAGCTATCCTATATATAGCCCTCATACTACATTTAATCCTGGGAATAATATGGCGCCTTGGTCTGGGTTTTCCAATAATGTGAATATAGAATCGAATCTTCGTAACCAGTTTTTTGCCTTACAAGATTGTGAACAGTCCGAATATGTTCCATCTTCATCTAGCGACCTTTATAAAAATTATATTCCTCCTAAGCCGATTAAACAACCTTATCCTGGATTATTTAAACGTGAGGTGTTTGATCATTATAACCCTAATGTGAACAATTTAGGGAAACATTTTTTTAATAATACTACACGTAATGATATTAAGAATGTTGTTCCTGAATGCGAGAAACAGTTTTATAACGAATAATGCACCGAGTGCTGAGTGCCGAGTGTCGTATATCTGATGTCTTACATTTAGTCATTAATAATATTATTATTATCCATTCGGGTTTAGAATAATAATATTTTTTAATTTGTCATAATAATGGAAACAAAGGATATAACTAATACCAGTAGTATCGATACTACCGATATAGAAAATGTAATGAAATATAATAATTGCGATATTAAATTTAACTCTATCGATTATCTTACTTTGGAGATAATGGCAAATACAGAATCATATAACAAATTTTTGAAAAAAAATAATTTAGATCACGACTCTATATTAAAGAAGGATAAACGATTTTATAGAAAACGTATTATATCAATGACAAAGGATATTTTATTTAATAATAATTCAGGACACGATGAAGTGATTTTAAATGCGTTTAATACATATGCCAGAGTATGTATTTCTTATTTTAAATTTAAAGATACAATGGATACTATCCAAGGTGAATATACAAATATGAATATAGCTGATGGTGTCGGCGCCGATGCTGATATGACAGATATTGATCTGGATATAAGCGAAGCAAATAAGTTTTTTATGAGACAAATAGAAAAGAAAGTATTGACACTTGATAATTTCGTAATAAAGACGGCTCCTCCACCAGATGAAATGGTAGTTCCTCAAACAAAAGATTTTAATTTAAAAGATCCCAAATATAAAAAGAAGGATATAAAAAAGTTTTCTAAACAGAAGTCCGGTTTAAATAATTTTGCACCAGATGGTATAAATGTTATAATTAGCAAAAAAGATAAGAGTGAAATAGAATTATCTATTGATGCTGCTTTGAATACTTAGATTATTAATTTATTTTTAGTTTCTTTTTATTTTTTAGTTTCTTTTTATTTTTTAGTTTCCTTTTTTATTTTTTAGTTTCCTTTTTTATTTTTAACTGTGTATATATATATACGTATTCAATACGCTACTTATATATAAAATTATTTATAGATGAAGTCTAAAAAAATACAATCTATTTTAGAATTTGCTGAAAATACGAGTTTCAATGGAGATAGTAAAAAAAGTAAAAATAAAGCGAATAAAAATAAAGCGAGTAAAAATAAAGCGAATAAAAATAAAGCGAGTAAAAATAAAGCGAATAAAAATAAAGCGAGTAAAAATAAAGCGAATAAAAATAAAAAATACAGAGTAAACAAAACAAGAGTAACCCAACTCAGAAAAACAACCCGTAAAACCAAAAAGAATTTACGTAGGCGTGCTACTGTTATGAGAAAATCACCTCATCATATTCGCAAGGTTGTTGACGAAGATGAAGGTATTCAGCGTCATCCGGACGGTTTTATAAAACTAAAATGTAGTCCTAAGATCCAAGAAAATGATTTCACTTGTTATAGCAATGAATCATTAATGAAACTGAAATCTTTATGGAATGCTCGCCATCCCGACGTTATTATATCTTCTAATGAACCAAAAGAAATTTGGGAAGCATTGAAGGGGCATTTAAAGAATGTATGTAATAAAGAGTCGTGTTGGCTGAAACAAAACTTCGCGTCTACAGGTGTAGACAAGGAAATGCTTAACTATACTTTTGCGCCCAAAAGCCCAGATGATTGGAAAAAGAATCCGAACGAATGGCTCAATAGTATCGACATTGAAAATGTTATGAAACAATATGAAAAAGAGTTTCCTTTTTTCGATTTTATAGGAGCAGCGCCTATTGACTTTGACTCTCCGAAAATGTATGGCGAATGTGTATGGGAAGAGTTGTGTCATTTTGATTTGAATATTTCTATACGCAATGGGAAAAAGAAAGTCGGTTTTGTTTTTAATACAGATCCGCATTATTTATCTGGTTCACATTGGATATCTATGTTTGTAGACTTGTCGCGGAAGTTTATATTCTTTTTTGATAGCACGGGCAATCCTCCTCCCAAAGAAGTGAAACGGTTAATAAAGACTATAACGCAACAAGCCAAAGCAGCAGGAATAGAACTAAGATATATACAAAACAGTAAACATCATCAAAAAAAACCGACCGAATGTGGTATGTATGCCCTTTTTATGATTATAAATCTACTTCGAGATGTTATGAAACCGGAGGATTTTATCGTTGATATATTTCCTGACGAAGAGATGGAAAAGTTCCGACACAAATATTTTAATAAGGATTTGTAACTCACGACAAGGGCACGGGCGGTGATACAACAATATTACAATTTTCTATAGTTCTTGTGCCCCTTGACCAATTATAAAAATGATACATTTGTAGGTTCGATATACTTTTTAGGTTTTCATTAAAACTGACAGGATCTGATTCTCCGACTTGATGTATTCCGACGGTTTGAATCGAGTCTAACTTATATATATTTTTGCTCCTATCTTTATAAGAGTTAATCGATTCTACAGTTAATATTTTATCTGGTAAAACGTCTTCTGTCGGATACTTATTGTCTAGTGTAGTTGCCCATATATTACAAAATCCGAATATATCGATATCGCTATGACTATCTATATATTTTTTTAATGTTAGGTCGATGTCGTATACGTCTTTGTGATCGTCTGTCCGGAAGGGTATGTGTAAATATTCATCCAGATCACAGGATATCATATATTCTGATGAACTCTTACCGTATCTATATATGGCGTGATGAATTTGTGCAGGTTGAGCGTGATGCGGGTATTTAAATGTGCGAGGATTCCAATAGTGAAAATTCCATTCTATAAGTGTTACTGTGTCACTACTATATTTTGCAAAAAAATTTTTTATTTGTTTGGTTATGACTCCATTATAATACATATAAAAATGGGATACGCCTTGAGATTTATAGTAATTGTAAAAAAGGGGGAAAATAGTGTAGTCATTTTGAAATAATGTTGCTAATGTTAGAAAATGTTGGCGTGGTGTTGGCGATGATGGCGATGATGGCGATGTTGGCGATGTTGGCCATATAATATGCGATAGTATATATATTTTCGTAATTTCACAACAAGTAACTTCTACTTCTATTTCCGATGCTACTTCGCTCTCCATACTGGGAACATTATATATATAAATTAGGGCTGGTTCGTTTGAGTCTTTTACAAATGACTCTGATAAGGATAGCTCACTATTATTTACTATGATTGTTATTTGTAAAGGGTTTGCTGGTTTATTGTAGATAGGCATAATAAGATATATTTTATTATTCTTGTAAAAAATATCAAAGAACAATAAACGTGTATCGGTAATATAGAAACTATTTGGTATGTTAGTGTTGATAATGTTATTCGATATATTCATAATATTTTAATGTTAATTTTAGTTATATTTATATTATGAATAATGAAACTATTTTTAATATATTTGATTGGATTAATAATTAAATTATACCAACCGGCATTTTAAATAGGCACTTTATAACTCATATCCTTTTATATGTAGCGATGCGTAACAATCTGGTGAATAATGACCTGCTCTGCCACAACGATAACAAACACCACCCTGTTTCACAGAATTCTGTTTTACATAACTTGGTTTCTTCTGTTTATCTTTACACGATTTTTCGTGAACCATACACCCGAATTGAGTAGTAAAGGTTCTATTACAATATTCGCAACCCCATTCATATTCTTCGCTGGAATCTTCAAACTCTATTTTCTTTCCAGAAACTTCTGTTGTTGCATAGCAATCTTTCACAAAATGTCCTGCTCTTCCGCATCGAGTACATAAATCTTTTGCTGCCCAAATCTCCATTTTTAGTGCCTCTTTATGAAACTCACTTAATTCTATTTCCACATAGGATCCGCCGCGCACATTATCAATCCCATATTTTAACATATATTCTTTTGTAATTTTGTCTTCCTCAAACGGAGAAGCATTCTCTATTGTTTTTTCAAGATAAATAGGTTTGTATTTTCTTGTCCAAGAAGAACCACCGCCATTCATATGTTGCTGATATCTGTTTATAACATCCTCGCTTTTTCCAACATAATATTTTCCACCCTCAAGGCGAAGTATATATATGTTCGTCATATAAGATAATATTAATTATTATTTAAGCGTCTACTATGTTCAATTTTTTGAATACAAAATTGCCCGTTAAAAATGCCCGTCGGTCTAAAAGTAATTCCAAGCTAATAAATTAACTATAAATAAAAACTAAAAAATCATATTAAATAAAACATCATCATTAATATAATCGGTTGTATTCCACAAGATGTCCTTTTATGAATTTACAAAGAACGACAATAAAAGTATTATATGGGGTCTGTTACACGAAGGTGGTGTTTTCAGAGATTTACCAAATACTCAAGTAGAAAATGTTAAAAAACAATTCGAAAATACTATCCTTTCTATGAAACCAGAGTTTGATTTATTTTTTGACAAGAACGACGAAGGTGATGATGACTATGATAAAAAAGCGGCCGAAATGATTACAAATAGTAACAAGGCTGTTATTAGAAAAATGGTAGAGCAGATTAGTATATTGAAAGTGAAACGACCTGTGCCGTCACAGGCCCTGGCTCAAAGAGTTGCGACAGTAAACTTACCTGTTCCTCCGCGTATTGGAGGAGGAGGAGGAGGAGGAGGTTCGGTTAGTGCGAATGGAATGCCAACTAAAAAACCCAAAATAGAAGAAATATATCGTGCTGATGATTTACAAAAAAATAGAATGTCTGAACTCGAAATACGTCTCAAAGAGAAGCAATCAGAGATGGATAATATGTTGAATAATAAAAAACCGGAGCAGATCGATTTTACCGATAAAAGCGTATCTGATGATAAATTATCTAGCAATGAGATGGAGCGTTTATTGGCAGAAGCATTGTCGTCTCGTGAACGCGAATTGGATACATTAGTTCCTACTCCTGGTGATAAAGTAAAGTTACCGGAATCTATTTCATCCAGCGTCCGCATTGCGACCCCTAAACGCCCTCAAGAATCTGTGAAAAAGAATGTGTCTTTTAATGAAACTGAAAATGAACAAATTGTATATTCTAGTGATGTAAATATCGGCGTGGAAGTAAATGGGGCTAAAAATGTTGATGAAAATATGAATGAGAATGGGTTATCATTTTTAGCAAAACTTAAAAAGTCTTCGGGTGATGTTCCGACACCGTCATCGCATACCCGGCATTCATATAATACAACCCCACTAGATGATATTATGGCGTCGGGAGGGATGGATGATGACGATGAATGCGATGAAGGCGGGAGGGATGATCGGAACCTGGAGATGAGAATTTTTGAGAGACGAAAAACAGATGAAACGGCAAGCGCGGGAGAATATCATAAATTAAATGAAAAAATAAATATTATACAAAATGAGTTACAAGACATTAAAAGAATACAGGATAGGATATTGAGTATTTTGGAAAGTAAAATATAATCCTTGTTTTAGTGAATTTTTAGATACTAAATATAATATTTAAATATTTAAATATTATATAAGTGTAATGACACGTTATTTGACTACCAGGAAGCGAAATATTAAAAAATACAAAAAAAGTCGAACAGGTAGAGGTAAAGGGCGAAGAAGTATTAGGCGGTGTAAAACAAGAAAACCGAAAATATTTAGAAAGGCAAAGAGACATACTGTTAGTAAGAGAAGGAATATGGTGGGTGGTAGATGTGAAGGATATAATTTTAGGGTTACATCTAAAGACGTCTTACGTTCTAAGCAGTTTCTAGATATACTTACAACTCAGGAAAAAACACTAACACTAACACTAACACTAATAGGATATTGTATTGCTTTCGTAACCAGACTCGATGGAATATTAAATGCAGACAATAGACCCGAATATCTGGTTTTTTTTAGGTATGCTGCTGATGGTGCCGATAATATTGTAATTGTACGTGCTAAATGTCCAATTGATATCACAAAAATTAATTTTCAAACTTCAGGTTCTGACTATACTCCATTAATTATTGGTGTATTAAAAGTTTCATTAAATGCAGGTAATTTTAAAAAACAGGATGGTTATGAAATTCCTTTAGCAGCTGTCAACAAGTTGCTGAGTAAGTTACACTGTAGAAGTAGTATGTCTGAACCAGTTACATCAATGTTTAATTCTTATGTAATTATATCTACTAATGGTTCTTACCGTATTGTTGTTTGTAATGTCGAGAATAGCCCATTTACGCCAACATTTATACCATTAAATACCACACAAAATAAATCCACCAATATTAGTAAATTACTTGAAAATGTGGTAAATTTAGAAAAGGTTAATGATTATCTTGTAAAGGGCTTTTTTAGAGTTCTGCCGGAACTACAGTATCCTAGTATTGCTTCTGATATTACAGCGGAAACAGCTAGTAATCTATTCGGGGCGATCGACCCTCTACAAGAATCCCAACCACCAGGTGCGTTTTATACCCCGAATCATACACCAGAAGCTAATACAGCTATGAAAATATTTGAGATGAATGATATGGGTAAATTACCTAGTAACTCTTCATTAACTTAATAAAAATATAAATATAAATATTATATAACAATATATATCCACATCTACCCATATTATATAATGTATTACATCATACATTATATCATACATTATATCAAATACACTAAAATATAATCATCACAATGAGTTATGGTTTCGATTTTGCCACTCCTCCTGAACCACTGGCAGTAGCACCAGCACTTCCACTTCCACTTCCGCTATCCTTTTTTTTAGGTGTTGGTATTGGTATTGGTGTTTTCGATGGTCTGCTTGATAATGCTCCCGCCGTCGCTTCTGTTATCGGCACATATTTCATCTTACCCTCAGCATTCTTAGCTATTTGTCCAACGACAAGTGGTTCACCACCCACCTCTTTTGCCACCAGGTAGCTTCCCCAGTCGTAAACAATATTTGTAACCTTATCATACGCAAACTGTTTATTCTCCCCAGCAATCTTCATCTCCATTGAAACCAATTTCAGTGTCGTCTGTTTCGTATTTCGCGCCGAAGCAGCATCCGATTCTTCATTCTCGATCGCAGGAGAAAACGCAAACTTATTCGAAGTCACGCTTCCAAATGTAAAGCATTTCAATCTCTCCTTCGAAGCAGAATCACGATGTATTACGCAGTCAATCGACGCCTGTTTTATCGCCAATAATAACTGATGGTTGATCTCCTCCTTAATACTCGATATCTCAAACAGCGCCTCATCAGTCGACAAAGGCTGTTGCGCATTTTTCTTGCTCACATCATTTATCCTAAGCTGCAGCGATGAATCGTCTGCCATCTGTTGCGGCGTAAATGTCATTATATATAACATTACATTTACTGTGCGAAGTTTTTCGTCTTTTAGGTCATTGTGACTACAAATGCGCCTAGCCCTCCCAATAACTTGCTCGATTCTCACTGGCTGCCAATATGGCTCTGTAATATGAACCCAACGGACGTTTCGTAAGTTAATACCTTCAGCGCCTGATGCCGTAATCATAAGCACTTTAATAATTTCGCCCATAAAGTTATTCCCCGATTTTTGCTGGAGTTGTTGCTTTATATTGGCAGGCACATATTCCCACGTGCTGTTAAATATATTCCTTATGATCTCGCGCTCTTCATCTGTCTCTGTTCCGGTATATAGAGCATACATATGTTTTCCCTTATCTTCGTCTCTTATATCCCATATCCAACTCCCCGAACTATCTTTCCTTATTCGAAAACGTGCATAACCATTTGCCTCTAGGACCATAGAAAAAATACGAATACCCTCAAGCGAACGAAACTGGCTATACACCAAATGTAGCCCGGAATGATGCGGGTCCTGTATATTCTCCAACATCGCTAAAAACTTGGGACTAAAATTCTGTAACTCGCCACCATCCTGCGGTTTCGTCAAGTATCGCTGTTTTCCACTTTCCAGTTTAGCCAATGCGATATCTATACGTTTCGAATACGTGGCGTCGACCTTTTTCGCAATACTTTCGGTCATTTCCTCAATATCGTCACTTGTATGTTCTCCGTTTAAATTATCGGTTCTTTCTTCTGCTCTAATCGCATCTACATCTTCTTCATTTGTGCCGTCGTTTATTGCTCCTTCTACATCTTCACCCTCTTTCGGCAGCGGGCGATGTATTTCGGTGGG